CAGGAAGATGATGAGGACGAGCTACGTATCTCTGGCGACGAGTCCCGTAGCGCGGCCCGAGAAGATGATGACGTCACCCAATTCCTGACAGGCCCCAGTGCCCGGTCCGCCCTCGCGGACTTTGACTTTAAGATCCAGTCCCCCTTTGCAGAGCGTCCTGTCCGGCGCATGGCAAAAGGCGGGGACGCAGAACTGACCCAAGAAGAGATAGACGCAGCAAGCCGCCCAGCATTTGGGAATCCAAATCTTGCCCGGCAAGCGGCAAAAACAAGGGCATTGCAAGCCAACAGGTCAAATGATGTCAATACATTGCCTGACCCGCAGACCTATTCTTTTGTGCAGGGCATGCTAGGAGAGGCCCCTGACCAGCTTGGCTTCAGCCCCATGAATCCAGACTATAAGAAGATCATGGGCCGTGGTGAGCAGGGCATGGTCACTGGTGGGGTGTCCATGATTGGGCCAACGGCCAAGGCACTTAAAGCGCTAGTGGGCATGGGTGCTAAAACACTAAAGCCCGCCGCATCAGCGGCGGAACTGAGTAAGGACTACTTGCAGCGCCAAAAGGCCGTGTCAAATGTTGATTCATCCTCTGGCGCGGAAGGAGCCACTCGTATGGCAATTGCTCAACGCAATGCCGCTTTGCCGGTTAAACAGGGCGGACTAGGGCTGCCACCAGACAATACTGCCATGGATAGAGCGCTGGCAATGGGCTTTGATACCGAGGTATTTCATGGAACAAACAAGGACTTCCTAACTTTTGACCCTGACAAGGCCGTATTTGCCGCAGAACTACCAGAGATAGCAAATCTTTACGGTAGGTCCCGCAAGGGCGATGGCCAGAGAATAATGCCTTTAAGGATAAGAGGGCAGCAGCTAACAATTTCTGACATGAATGACGGGGGTGAATTCGGGCAATTTGGTTACCACTTGGCAAAAAAACTAAATCTTCCCGAAGAAGAAATACAAAAACTATTGATACCTCAAGTTCGATACCCCAACGGCGAGTTAATCCCAGACGTTAAAAATTTAAATACAACATTCTCAGACCTTGGGGAAAGAGAAATAATAAACCGGCTCCCGGAATACGGGATAGACAGGTTAAAGGTTACCGACATGCCTGACATGGGCGGGCCACAAACACAGTACATGATTCCTGCCGGATCAGATAACGTCCGCTCCAGCTTTGCTGCATATGACCCGTTTCGCAGAACCGCAGCAGTTGCGGCGGCAATGGGCGCAGCCGCCCCTGATCTTTTAGCAGGGCAAGAAGTCAAACGCGCCAAAGGCAGCCCCGAGGAGGGCGAAGTATCTCAAGAAGAGATAGACGCAGCGTCAAAACCGTCATTCAGGGCTCAATCCTCTGGCATGAACCGGCAAAGGGGCCCGATTTCGGACGCTTTAAACTCTGGCGAGGCCTACACAGCGGGGGCCAAGGGCTTTACAAACCTGCCCTATAACCTAGCCGGTGGGGCCATGGACCTTGCCATGCTGGCGAGGCAGGGTTTGACGGGCCAAGCGCCTGCGGGACAGGTCGGAACGAGCGAATTTATCAAAAACAAGATGACGGAACTTGGAATTCGTCAACCGCCCCCTACTGACCCAACATTAAAGGGGTTTTATGAGCTAGGGGACCTCGGTTCTAACCTAGTCAACCCCGCCGCCCCCGTGCGCGGAGCAGCAAAAGTAGCCGAAAAGACCGGGGAAGCAGCAAAGACGCTGGCCAAGGACTTCCAACAGTACAACCAACAACTTGCGGCTCCCGGAGCAAGCCATGTTGTGCGTCCCTCCGGCGGCTTTTTCCCTGCCACAAAACCAGCGGACGCTATAGGGCCTAATTTTGAGCCTATTTCAAGAATAGATGATGTTTTTGTTGAGCTACGGAAAGGAATAGAAAATAAAACTGGTGGAAATAATGAGGCTAGAGAAGCGTCATTAAAGTTTGTTAATAACAAACTTTTAGATTATTTTAGGACAAAGGCCGGAAGCGTTGGCGACCCTGTAAGGGAAGCACTCATTACTGGCAAAATAAAAATACCAAAGAACAGTCAGTTGGAGGAAAATTTCCCACAGGCGCTAATAGATGCCGCTAAAAAAGGGGATGTTACGGCCATGGTAGCTATTGAAAGAAAACTAGATGACGACCTAGGCATTAAGTCATTTAGAAAAAAACAAGATAACGAACCATATGACCAAGCTGCACAGGAATCACAAAAGTTTACAGATTTTATTTTACAGCAGATGAAAGAAAACCCCGGAACTATACCGGACTCACTTTTACTTCGTTTGGCCAAAAAAGATGAATCTAAACTGGCTCCGGGAGAAGCCGCTGCCTTAATTAAAAAAATGCGTCAAGACATGGCAGATAATCCAAATTATTTTAGTTTGCGATTAGAGCCCAGCATACAACGCATGATAGTAAAAAGCAAAGCAGATTTTCCACTAGAATCTGTTGAAAATTCACATTTACAAAAATATGGCCACAATATTTACAGAGCACTTAAAGGAGCAGAAAAAACAAAGGAGGGGATTATGGCACTTACCAACAACATGCCAATAACTGACATTTCGTATAAATATCCCAGGTTTAGATTATTAGGCATAGATGCCGAAGATATTCCTAAAATAATAACAAAAATAAATCCTGAAGAACTAGGCAGAATGGGAGTGCCTGAGTTTTTAAATGCAGCCATTAAGATTAAAAATAAAACTAACGAATTTGAAACAATAGAAAAAACTTTAGTAAAATTTATAGATAAAAAAGATTTTAATTTCCCCAAAGAAATATCTTTGTATGGAACACAGCCATTTTTGGAAACCGGTAAGGGTTTTACGTGGAGAGAAGTTACAGATCCTGACGCTACAACCTTGCAGGGAAAAATGATGGACAATTCTATTGGGGGTTATTCAAGGATTGGCACTTATGGCGCAGTTAGTAATGGAAGAGCAGCCCTAGAGAAAAAAGACGTTAGGATATTTAGTCTTTATGGTCCAGAAAACACCCCCCTTGTAAATGCGGAATATATTACGCCTAGTTATGTTCGCAAAGTAGATCCCAGCACAGGCAATCCTAAGGGACCTATCCCAAATTCATTTCATCAGATTACTGGAAATGGCACACGAACAAAAAATGCAACACCAGAAGACTATGGTCTGCCTATTCTTGAATTAATGAAAAAACTGGGCACTGATAAAATTCCTTATGGCATACAGGAAGTAGTTAATAGGATTCCACCTCCTCCAAGTTCAGTGCAGCCCCGTGCCAAAGGCGGCTTCATAGAACGAGAATCCAACGATAATCGCAAGTACCTCTAAGGATGCAACATGCCAATTGAAAAAAACACAAGCCCCATGGACATTGAAGTGGATGAGGGCATGGACATGCCGGACATTGAGATCATTCTTGATGAGGACGGCGGGGCCACCGTGGAACTGGGCGCGGAGGACGACGAACTGCCCTACGGAGCCAACCTTGCCGAGGGCCTAGATGACAGCACCTTGGCCGCTATCTCCAGTGAGTTGATGATGCTGTTTGAGGCGGACAAATCTTCGCGCAAGGACTGGGAAGATCAGTATGGCAAGGGCCTAGAGCTACTGGGCTTTACCAATGAAGAGCGCACCCGTCCTTTCCGTGGTGCGTGTGGCGTCCAGCACCCACTCCTGTCGGAGAGCATTGTGCAGTTTCAGGCACAGGCCCTGAAAGAACTGCTGCCCTCGGGCGGGCCCGTGCGTACGCAGGTGCTGGGGAAAGAGACACGCGAACGCACCATGCAGGCCGAACGGGTAGCGGACTTCATGAACTACCAGATCACCACGGTGATGCAGGAGTACACCCCCGACTTTGACCAGATGCTGTTCTATGTGGGCTATGGCGGATCGGCATTCAAGAAAATCTACTTTGATCAGAACCAGCAGCGCATGGTAAGCGCTTTGGTGCTGCCGGACAACCTCTACATTCCCTACGGCGGCTCGTCTGTGATGAGCAAATGTGAGCGAATCACATGCCGGGTTCCGATGTCCATGAACGCCTATCGCAAGGCCGTGGTCAACGGGCAGTACATCGATGCCGCCTCCTCTGAACAGGACACGCAGACTACCGAAATCAGGGACCAAGTCAACAAAATCACCGGCCTACAGCCCAGTGGGGAAGAGGAGGAGATCATCCTGCTTGAGTTTCAGGTGGACTATGACTTGCCGGGCTTTGAGGATGTGGATGACGAGGGGGAACCCACGGGCATCAAGCTGCCCTATGTGATTACGTTGGATGAGTCCTCTGGCAAGACCATTGGTGTTCGTAGAAACTGGAAAGAGGACGGCAATAAACAGGAACGGCAGGAATACTACATCCACTACCAGCTTGTCCAAGGACCGGGGGCCTATGGCCTAGGGTTTTTGCAGTTGATTGGTGGTTTGAGCAAGACCGCTTCTGCGGCACTGCGCCAATTGGTGGATGCAGGCACTCTGAGCAACCTTCCGGCGGGGTTCAAGGCCAAAGGCGCTCGGATTATGAACGACGATGTGCCCTTGCAGCCGGGAGAATGGCGTGACATGGACGCAGGGGGCGTTGAGCTACAAAGTTCCATGCTTCCGCTGCCCTACAAGGAGCCAAGTCAGACCCTGATGGCCCTGCTTGGGTTCTGCGTAGATGCGGGTCGCCGCATGGCCTCCATCACGGACCTACAAGTAGGTGACAGCAACCAGAATGCAGCGGTCGGGACCACCATTGCCTTGCTGGAAAAGGGCTCCTCGGTCATGTCGGCCATTCACAAGCGGCTGCACTATGCACAGAAGCTTGAGTTTCAGTTGCTGGCCAAGGGATTTGCAGAATATCTGCCGGATGACTACCCCTATGACGTGCCGGGCGAGTCGCGGTCCATCAAACGCAAAGACTTTGATGAGCGCGTCGATGTGCTGCCGGTTTCTGATCCCAACATCTTCTCTGTGGCGCAGCGCATTACCATGGCGCAGACGCAATTGCAGATGGCGCAGAGTGCGCCTCAGATGCACAACATGTACGAGGCCTACAGGCGCATGTACGAGGCCATTGGCGTCAGGGATATTGACGCTATTTTGGTCAGCCAGAACGTGGACAAACCCAAGGACCCGGCCAGCGAGAATTCGCAGGTTTTGGATGGGTCGCCCCTCAAGGCGTTTGCTGGCCAACAGCACGATGCCCACATTACCACGCACTTGATGTTTGGACTGTCCCCACTTGTTGGTTCTGTCCCGGCAGCAGCCATGGCTTTGCAGAAACACATCTTTGACCACTTGCGCTTGAAGTCAGAGGAGTTTGTCGAGGCGGAATTGTTCCGGCAATATGGCACTGACCCCGATGAGAAGGTGTCTGCATTGCAACGGGAAGCCATGATTGCACTCAAAGTTGTGGAGTTTTTCCAACAAATTAAGCAGCAACAGTCGGAGTTGTCGGGTGAGAATCAGCCGCCACCGCCGGATCCTTTGGTAGAACTGAAAAAGCAGGAGTTGGCTCAGAACTCCCAACGGGATCAGGGCCGTTTGCAGATAGACCAGTCCAAACTGCAACTCGACCAGCAGCAGGAGCAGAATAACGTGTCTGAGGAGCAGGCACGGCTAAATTCGCAGCAGAAAATAGCCGCTAACAGGGATCAACTGGCCATGATGAAGATGAATAATGGAGCAACAAATGTCCAATAAATTGCAGAAAACACCCCCAAAACCCATGCCAAAACAGGTAAAAACACCCCAAAAAGGCATACAAGTTAACAAGCCCACCTATATTTTAAGGAAGGATGCGTTGCAAAAGGTAAAAATAGCGTAAACTACGCTTGTAACCCTCGGACAGGGGCCTAACTGTCTGCTTCATTGGATCAATCCATGCTTGAATTTACAGAAAGCTTGTACAAGCAGCTTAGGCTGCTACGCAAAGACACCGAAAGCTTAATACTTTCGGGGAAAGCGCGTGACATGGAGCAGTACAAACATTTGCTGGGCCGGTTGGAAGGTTATACCTTTGTGGAAGATGTGATCTCAGATCTTCTTAAAAAATACCCAATCGACTAGGAGTGCAAATGACAGTAACTGCTTTAGAGGAAAAATGGGCGAAGGATGCGGCGGAGAAGATGCCGGAACTGACCGATGCCTATACTTCAGATGGCAAACTGAGGACCGAGAGCCTTAGTGAGTCCGTGATTGATCGTATTCCAACGCCTACGGGCTGGCGAATCGTCATCCTACCCTACCGGGGTGCAAATAAGTCCAAAGGCGGCATCGTTCTGGCTGATCAAACCATTGAACGACAGCAGGTGTCTACCACCTGCGGGTATGTCCTGTCAGTGGGACCTTTGGCCTATGCTGATACTGTCAAATTTCCAACCGGCCCGTGGTGCAAAAAGGGCGACTGGATTATATTTGGACGGTATGCCGGGGCAAGGATGAATATCGACGGTGGTGAGATTCGCATCCTCAATGATGACGAGATACTTGCCACGATCCACGATCCTGAAGACATCATGCACATGTAAGGCTTTATATGAACACAGTACAAGACAGCCAACTGGAATTTGACCTCGGAGAGAACGAAGTGGCCACAGACGTGGCCGTAATTGATGCTCCCGTTGAAAAAGACAATAAACCGGCCCCGATTGAATCGGAAGGCCATCGTTCCGAACTGGAAGCCGTAAATGACTCGGTGCAGAGGAGAATCTCAAAGCTTACTGCCCGAATGCGCGAGTCGGAACGCAGGGAACAAGCGGCAGTGGAGTACGCCAGAGGCCTGCAAAACCAGACCAATGACCTACAACAGAAGCTTGTTCATACTGATTACAGCCGCCTGAGCGAGGCAAAAACCCGCCTTGAGGGCCAGCAGGCCACCTTAAAAACTATTATCCGAAAAGCCCGGGAAGAGGGGGATATAGATACTGAGACCGAGGCCCAGCAGCGACT